AAAAGAATGTTTGAAACCCCGCTAGTAGACACACCACTAAACATTACTGTGATTCGTTTTACATAAGAAGGAATACCTGTGAAATTAGCAGAAGTTCCGCTTGTGGTTGCAACCGCCGTTCCTTGTCCAATTTTTTCAGAAAAAGTCGGTAATGCCGCAGCGCCATTGCTTGTCAAAACTTGACCGGAGGTTCCAACCGAAGCAATGGATTGATATGCCCCGGTAGAAGTGGTGCCTCCGCATTGCACCGCATAAGCGGTTGCTGTAGCAGCGCCGGTGCCCCCCTGGGGTACCGACAGCGCCGTGGTCAAGCCGGATAACGCGGTGATATCAGAATTCGCCCCCAAAGCCGCAGCAGATAGTGCTGTTCTAGCACCGGCAGCGGTTGAGGCGCCAGTGCCGCCATCGGCAACAGCCAAATCGGTAATTCCGGTGATCGTGCCGCCGGATATGTTGGCAGTTGTAATCGTTGCGGTTGGTATAACAACGGTGCCGGTAAACGTAGGCGACGCCAGATCAGCCTTAGTCGCGACTGCGGTGGCGATGTTGTCATATTCCGTATTGATCTCGGTGCCTTTGACAATCTTCAGCGGATCGCCGGACGACAGGCTGTCTTTGGTCGCAAAGTTGGTGCTTTTTACATAATTTGACATGACGGATTCCTACGTAAACTTGCCATTTTTGGCTTGAATTTCGATCTTCTGGATGGACAGTTGCGAGCCGTTGATATCCGCTTCGTAGCCTGTTTGGACAACTTTACCAGAGCCGCTGGCGCTAACGATTAAGGTCTGTAGCGCAGTGCCGTTTGCGTATTGTGCGAGTGGAACACCATTCGCGCCGTATTCGGCCAGGCCGTAATAGGACACGCCTTGCACCGGAATAAACGAATTCGCCGAAAGGTAATTGCCCGAAAAGTCAAAGCACCACTTGAACGTGACGTATTGGTTTGTGCCGCCGATCACCACAATGCTTAACCGCTTTAGCACAGACGTTTGCGACTGGTTCCCCAGATCAGCATGGTTGGTGTAATACTGCATCCGGTAGCTGGATGCGTTGTCCTGGTAGGTAGAATACTTGGTGACGTAGCCGTTCTTGCCCACCAGCAGATCGCCGTTGCGACGCGACAACAGCGACGTCGGTTCGATGGAATCCCACGTTGTAACGCGTGACGATCCGTCATCGAGCTGGCCTCGGGTGTCAAAACAATAAGTCTTTTTTGACGCCGGAAGGTTCAAAAGGTAGAAAGCGTCACGCTCGGAAAATACCGATTTAATTGCCGCCGCGTCTTCACCGGCAACCAGCCCCATCACGTCATTACGGACATTCTTCGACAGATCTCGAAATGGCAGTGACTTTTCCGAAATGGTGCGTAACAGTGAGCGCACGCCGGTATTCGAGAGGAAGATCACATCGGTCGCAATTGGCTGGATGCTGTCGCGTGACAAACATCCAGTGCCGACAACGGTGTCGCTCAGTGTGATGTTGGCAGGGCTAGTGGCGCTGGAATAGACCAAAATCTGCCGTTTGCCGAAGATGAACAGAAAGCCATTGTGCGAGGCCAAACCAGTGATCTCATCAGATCCCTGCGCCCAGACGCGGCTGACGTCCAGGCTGCCGGAGGTGCCGGTAGACCAGATATGCCCCGCCATCAGGTCGGAGAAATAGATTGTAGTCTTGTCCGTAGCCGTATTTGCCGTCCACAACCGGCCATACGCGCTCAAGACGATGTTTGTGCTCGGCACCGTGGCGACGTATCCAGTTTTCTCCGAAACGCGCCTAAAGGTCGTGGTGCTGACCGCAGGGTCATAGATCAGCGGATCGTGCGCTGATTGGAAGAAATAGGTAATTCCGTTGAGTGAGGCGCACTGCCAGTTGCTTGCCGTAATCGTCGGCGCCACCCCACCACCGCCGTAAGTCAGCTCGACCACGGCGTTGCTGCCGTCGAGCTTGAATAGTTTGTTGTTGCCCGCGAATAATACGGTCAGCGTGCCATCCGACTGCACCAGCTCGTGCATGACGCCCACGTCATTAGCGCCGAGATTGCCGCTAGACGCGTTTACTCTTGCATAACCTTTACGCGACCCAATCCGGCCATACTGGTCGATAATGGAATTGTTCGCCACCAAAGCAAAACCCGCCGCCAAGTCTAACGGCGAGTCTTGGGTGTTTAGCCCAAAGAACCCCGGCGCAGCGGTCGTGAATACTTGTATTGGTTGTGGCATCAGTAAGCCCTAGACAGCGACGAATTGGCCTTCTTCTGGAAAGCGGGTGCCTTCCAGGGCGATACTGTCGGACAGCATGCCGCGATAGAGCTGATACGCCTCGGAGCTGGTCAAGCCCCCATCTTCGCCGCGCTCGACCAGCGCCCGAGCGTAGGCATTTTGGATGACCAGTTCAGCGGGAACCGATATCACATCCGACGCCGAGGTGAGCGTGGCTTGCGGAACAACCAAGCTAAATTTCAACGAATAGACGCCGTCGGGGATTGGGAACACGCTTACTTTGGTGTCGTAGGTCGAAGAATCCACACCGTTGAATGAGTAATACATCGGGATACCCGTTGCCGGGGCAGCGGGGAAATTTAGGTAACGGTTCATCATCGCAAACGTGACGTTGGTCAGCGTGACAAAGCTGGTCGCGTTGATTGCATCGCGCACCTGAAACTTTTGCCCCGCGCCGGTGACCGTATAGGATGATGTGGCCGACACCGTAGGCACCGTAATCGTGGTCGTTAGGACATTCCACGAATAGGCGTCTTCGACCTGCCGTTTGGCGTCGTTGACGAATTTGCCGATCAGCGTGGCGTAGGTCGTTTCGGAGAGGCTGGATACCTGCACTTCGCGCAAGCGCACCAGCACGTCGTTAACAGCTTGCAGAAATGTAGTACTCATGCGCGCTGGTTCCCTTCGATTTCAAATGTCACTGCCACAGCAAAAGTAGATCCTGCTTCGGTCGTAACAGATAAGGTATCGTTTTCTTCTAAGACTGCAATGGCACTGGAGTTTGAATCTAAATCTAAGAAGTTTTTTGAATTGACAGCATATTCAAATGCTAGGTTGTAGGTCGCCGCCGCGCTACTGTCATACCAGCTAAAGGTAAGGTGTTTATTGCTGGCAGTGGCGTTACTTGCATGCAATCGAATCAAACTGGCGTAGTAACCCTTCGGCACCGTGTAGAGTGTCGTTAGCGTGTTCGCGGTAGGGTTAGCGCCAATGGACACCGGTCTCATTTTCGTGCCTTATTCCTAGCCGAAATAGCGCGAGCTTTTGCCCGAGCATCTGCTTTGGATGAAGCGCCCCACGCGTTGAGAGAGAGCAAAAGACGTGTCGGTTCCCCGTTTTTTTGTTCTGGCCCAGGCATTGCGCCCATCCTTGCTAAAAAGGAGGCCCGACGAGGGTTGTCACCTGACTTGACCGGAGGCTTTAAATCACCGCCGGTATCGGCATTATAGGACGCTCTACCGGTAGCATTCAAGCCGCCTTTAGGGTTTTTGCCCTCTTTTCGCGTCCATGCAGGAGATTTCAATACGCCCTCTTTTTAGGCATTTTGGCCTCAGACATGGCAATGGCAACGGCCTGTTTGCGGGATTTCACTACTGGGCCAGCTTTACCGCCGGTATGCAGCTTCCCCATCTTGTATTCATGCATTACTTTGCCAATTTTCTTCTGCCCTTTGGTCATTTTCACGGAATTATTCCTTGGTTATTGGCCCACCAGATTTCCATGCGTCACAAGTGCGGGCCGCAGCACAAGTGAACTGAAACAGGTCGCAATAGCCAAGATCAGCCGCCGCGACAAATTGCTCATCGTAGGACAATTCGCCCTTCTTCTCGTCTTTTTCTAGGCCACCGAGGATACATTTCATCATCTTTGGAGTCTGGATAAAAGCCGCACAATTACCACATCGCATACCCTTAATTGAATCCGTTGGGGCGTTATACATTTTGGCTTTCTTCAGCCAAAAGGCATCGTTTGCCTCATCTGGATTCGGAGGCCCATAGCCATACTCTTTGAAAGCATGGTTGCGGTTTTTCAAATTGGTCGATATATCCTGCGTCGCCAGCGGGCAGGTCACACCGGACAATAGTCCTTCTTTCATAACCTATGCCTCTTTTCTAGGCCGGCCACGCTTTTTTACGTTCATAGGCGCCGTGAACATCGTATCCGTTCGCACCGCATTAGGATCGTAGGCGTCAATTGCTGGTTTTTCATCTACTCGAACATAGCCTTGATGCCCACGCATTGAATCAATGTCATGTTGCAACGTGAACGTCACCGTATTGCCACTTTGCAAACATCGAAAGATAGCCATTTCAGTCCTTTTAAAAAGGTAGGGGGCCGAAGCCCCCCGGCCTTAAACGATGCAGCGAGCGACTACAAGGCGAATCTTGCAAGACGCCAAGTCAACGGTCGAACCCGATTCGTTTTGAATACGAATCGACACCGACCCTGCCGAATCAACATAAGCAGTCACGCTCATGCCAACTTCGCTCACAGCAAAAGAACAACCAATCACCATATCGCCCAGGGCAACGCCCGGAACGGCCACGGTATCCGTTTCGCCAGCGCCATCAACCAACGAACCGGCGTCTAGTGTTGCGGAAACAAGCCAAGTATCACTAAAAAGACCGCGAAATTGGTCATTTCCCCGGCGGGGAGTAATTGCGGTAGCAGCTGCCATAGTTAAATCTCCTAAAGTTAAAGATGCCCCCCGTCATCGCTGACGGAGGGCTGGTCTGCATTAGGCAGGCACGGCCAACGCATACGCGGAGCTGGACAGCGCGGCACCAGAACTGGCCGCCGCACGCAGAGCAGAAACACCGTACAGGGTATCGGCGGTGTACAGCGTCGCCAGATATTCCTGCTTGTATTGCGTCTGCGAACGGACACCGACCTGCTCGATCAGAATCATCGAGTCACGATGCCCCATCAAGCAGATACGATCGAGGCCGCTGGAGCCGGCGCCGAAGTCTGCATTGGAGGTCGTGAACACGGGGATCCCGTAGAGTTGGCCAATTTCGCCGTTGCGAATCGCGTTGCCATTGCCGACGAACGCCTGCTCGGTGTAGCGAGCAAGGCCCATCAGCGTGTTACGGCTCGACGGCGGGATGATGAAGAAACGCCCGTCCATCGGCGCATCCGTATCGTCCAGACGTTGAATCGTGCGACGGATCGCCGCATCGGTCAGCGCAGCCGCGTTTGAGGTGCTGCTGTTATACGCGGTCGTGCCGTCGGAACCGATAAACGCTTTGCTGGTGGCAGTTGCCGTAGCGTAGTCGTTCGTGCCAACGGTGGCGCCGTTGAACGCGCGCCCGAGCTGGATTAGGTCGGTATCGACCTGTTTCGCCAGGGCATAGCCCGCGTCTTCGGTGTAGAAGGAACGCAGCGAGCTCAACGCCTGCACTTCGACGATATCTTCGATCAAGCGGCTGTATTCATAGTGCTTGTTGATCGAAATCTGAACTTCGGTTTCCGTTGCGGCGATCAGCGTAACGGCGGTGGATGCCGCTTTAGCCGAGGCCGAGCCACGGGTCGGGGCGGGGACGTGAACGGTGTCGCCCTTTTTGCCCTTGAAGTTCATGCGTTTGACAACATTCGCCAGCACAAGATTTTTCTTGTAGGCGGCAACAATCTCATCACTCCAAATTTCTGGGATAAAAGTAGCTGCGGTGGTGACGGTTACTGCTGGTGTCGGAAAAGCCATGGTAAATCTCCTAAATTAAGTTATTTGACCCGACCTTCAGCGTAGGCTTGCATGATTTCTTCATTCAACGCCTCGTAGCGGTTTGGGTCATTCATTTTCAGCCGAATAAGGTCTGCCCGACGATAGACACGTCTTGAAGACTCACCAGATCCACCCACATCGACCGATGCAGCTTTGAGGTTTTGCTTACGGGTTTTTTCACCTGCATTCTCCGTTTGCTTTGCCTTAACTCCACGCAGTTCTTTGTAGGTAGACAACAATTCGTTAGCACTATCGTAATCGAATTCACCATCAGCTTTCGCCCAAAGCCCTAACCGTATCGGACTCGATTTCACCCAATTTGCAAATTCTGGGTCTTGAGCCACTTCAACAAAATCAGGATGCTCTTTGCTTAACTTCTGCTGAACCTGCATCTTTTTAAAATCACCATTGGCTTGCCGCGCGGCGATGATATCTGGATGTCGATCAACGGTTGCTTGAATTGCTTTCTTCGGATCTTCAAAAAAATCTACTTCAGGCTCTGCTTCTTTAGCCGCTGTCGGAGTATTGCCGAGGTTGTGCTTAATGAGTTCATCAGCCAGTTTCCGGACTTCACCAACTTCTTGTGCCTGCTTGCCAATCAGCTTTTCAGCCTCTTGGTGCATCTTCACAATATCATCTAGCGTTTTACCCCGGTATTTCTCCGGGACGACAGAAGATGCTTCTTCAACGGTGTCTTCCAGCTTTATATCATCTGACTTGATATCCTCTTGCGACTCGACTTCGTTTTCGATCAGCATACTATTTTCCTTTTCCTGCCACTTAAGGTTGTAGGAGATTAACCCGCCAAAATTGGTTACGAGTTAGCTTTTTGTTCTGCTTTAAGTTTGTCCAGGTGTCTTTGCTCAAACCGTCCATGTGCTGACGGGAATGAACCAGACCACCCTTCCAACTTGATTGCTGGAGCAGAAATGACGCGTTTAGCAGACGCGCCACAGTCACATTGAACAATATTGTGTTGAAACTCAACGTATTGTTCCGTCCGGTGCCCGCTTTCGCAGACAAAATCATATATTCGTTTCACCTTGCAAATCCTCGTATGAGCGTGAGCTGGCCTCTCGTAAGGTTTTCAGCCACGTTAGAATCGAAAGTTCGCCTTTTTTAAACTGTAACTGTTTTTCGCTATCTACAGCAGAAATATTATTAAGCGCAGCGGCCATGCCGTCAACATCTACCATCAGATCCGTCCAGCCTTCAGTCGCCATCATGGAAAACCGGTCTTCATAATATTTCTGTAATTCCGGGGTCATTTCTCAACCCATGCTTTTGCATCTTCGTCCCACGCATATCGCTTTCCATCGGTCGGCATCGGCACGGGCGCTTCCCACTGGCAAGACTGCTCATTCAGAACCCAAGACGGAAACGGTTGCGGAGCGATAAAAGCATCGCGCACTGCGTCGTAAGAGTAGCCAATCCCGGCATAGTTCTTACGCATCTTGCCGTTGTAGCTAGTCTGCTTCCAATCGCCGCCAAGCAAACGCTCACAGAACGCAGCGCCGATATGCTCAAGCTCAACGCCTTCAGCGTTTGCCGTGTCAGCGTTACCAACAACAATAACCTGCGTTACCAAACCGTTTTCAATTTTTGCAAAGTGCGCCATTAGAATGTAATGCTCCCTGAACCAGTCCAGTTATAGACCCTATATCCACCCGCCACGGTAATCGTCGGAGAACCTGTTGTGGAAGCTGCCGCTGCAAATGTGTCTGCATAACGAACTATCACTATGCCTGAGCCGCCCGCCGCCGCAGCGTGCCCGTTGTTATCGCCTGCACCGCCGCCTGACCCGGTATTTATAGAACCAGCGGTTGCATTACCCGCTGCGTCATAGTTAGTTCCTGTTCCGCCACCGCCCGCGCCCCCCGCGCAAGTTGTTAACCGACCCGTTCCACCCCCGCCGCCTGCGCGTGTAACTGACGATCCAGATATACTAGACGCTGTTCCATCGCCACCAATGCCAGTCGAACTGCTGCCAACCGCGTTGGCTCCGCCACCACCGCCTGCTCTGGTTGAGGGATACGCCAAACCGTTAAATGCGCCGCCGTTATTTCCTTGCCCCCCAGTACCCGCGCCGCCGGTACCGCTAGAACCGGCACCGCCGCCTGACCCCCCCGCAACTCCGTTTCCAGAAGATCCACCGCCGCCCCCGCCCGAACTTGTAATGGTTGCCGTAAAAACCGAATTAGACCCCGTTCCGCCAACGCCCCCGCCTGTTCCCGCTGTCCCACCACCACCAACGGTTACTGTATACGGGGTTCCTGGTGTTACTGATAAACCTGTTGCAGTTCTATACCCGCCCGCCCCACCACCGCCACCCATCCCAACACCTGACCCGCCACCACCACCACCCGCAACCACAAGGTATTCGACCGATGAAGGTGCAACGGCTTTACGCGTGAAAAAGAAATTAGGTG